CATTGATCGTTGAACGTGCTGAACCACTTGCGTCTGGGTAAACTAATATTCTGTTTGAAGGGTAGCGTCTTTTTATCTCTTGTGCCAAAGCATCAGTATCTTTTTGTTTACTAATTTCATCTATAATTACTAGCTTTTCACCATCCCTGACACCTACAACACAGTTGCAATTCATTACATTAAAATCCACACCCGCAAGCAAAGTTTCCATCTTGGTATCAAATGGAATTTTATTTATAACGTGATCTTCTCTAGAGAACCTATTATAAACTTGGCCGCTTGTGAGGTTAACCCATTGGCCAAGCAAGTAGGCTTTTATTAACTGAGGTGGATAATTCTCTTCAAGAGATTGAATAAAGTTTTCTGGTAAATATGGATTATCTTTTGTCTTTGCTTGAATTAATCCTGTGTCAGACTTTTTATTCTTTTCAAATGTTTCAAACGCCCAGCCATGACCTTCTGGAGTTGTTGTTGCATAGAACTGCTGAACATTACCTGACCTTAATCTTGCAAGTGCCATGTTCATTGCCTGCTCTGCTTCTCTTTTTGGAATAGTGTCAGCCTCATCAAATCCCACCGCACAAAGGTTTTGACCTCTCAATCTTTGATATGTAAGCATCGTTCTTAATAAAATTGTATGAGTGCCTTCTTTAAATTCCAAATTGTACTCAGGAAGTGGTGAAGCTCTGAAACTGTAAGGAATTTGCCATTGATCCAAAAGATCATTCATTGTCCTTTGTAAAATATCTCTGAGCATTGGGGCTGTTGGTTCAAAGATTGCCGAAACATGACCAACATTTAAAGCTGCTAATATGCAAGATTTTGAAATTAAGGCATGAGTTTTGCCAGCACCAAAACCACAAACAAGAGCAAGTTTTCTATGGTCAAGGTCATCACAGAATTTTGATTGATGTGGCAATAAATCTTGAGATATACGATCTATAGCTTGTGCTGTTGTCGGTAAATCATAAGCCCCTATTTGATATAAAACATTTCCAGCTTTTGCCGTATCTAAAATGCTCACGATACAATTTGTGCTAGTTTAGCTGCTGTATTGATCGCACCCAAAGCAATGTGATAATGACCAGCCCTTCTAGCTTCCATCTGTAAGGTGCTACATTGAGCCAAAAGATCAGCCACCATTTGAGGTCGTTCCATATCCCAATCCCTTTTCAACTCCTCTCTGGCTATGTTTATATACTTACAACAGGCTCTTTCTCCCACCCCCCAGTTCTCGGCTGCATAACGAACACAGTCGGATCTACGACCACCGTTTGCAATAATACGAGCAAACTTCTGTGATCTAATTATTGTTTCAGCTTTTGATCCTTTTTTACTCATTAACTAGATGATACACGTTTTGCTTTGTTACCTGTAAAATCCTCCCACCTTTTTACTATTACATCGCAATATTTAGGATCAAGTTCAACAAGTCGTGCTTGTCTTTGTATTCTTTCTGCTGCAATCAAAGTTGTGCCTGAGCCACCAAAAGTGTCAAGAATAATATCACCTTGCTTAGTTGAGTTTGTAATTTGATATTGAATAAGATCAACAGGTTTCATTGTAGGATGTTCTTTATTTGTTGAAGGTTTTTCAAAATTTAAAACGGTCGATTGTTTACGATCTGCGTTCCAAAAATGAGAAGCACCTTTTTTCCATCCATAAAGGCAAGGTTCATGCTGCCAGTGATAATCTTGCCTTCCCATTACAAGAGATGATTTAACCCAAATCAAACACTGTCTTACTTGTAAATCTGCATCTTTTGCTGCACCTCTGAAATTGTATCCCTCAGAATCAGCATGCCAAATATAAAAAGAAGCTCCTTCCTTAAGGTAATGATGAGCTACGCAATATGCCGAACTTAAAAAATGTCTAAAATCTAAATCTGCCATACTATCATTTTTTATTATTTTTCCATCCGTTCTTCTATTCCTTTTTTTTGCTTGTTCAGGCGTTTCATTACCTAAATCAACATTGTAAGGAGGATCAGTCAGCCATAAGTTAGCCAGTTCATCTTGCATTAAAGGCTGCAATTGGTTCTGATCGGTAGAATCTCCACAAAGTAATTTATGATTACCAAGCTGCCATATATCACCAAAAATTGTAATTGGTTCTTCTGGGGTTTCAGGAACGTCATCAGGATCTGTTAAACCTTCAGTTGGTATAATTTCCTTTTTAGAAAGTATGTCATCAAGTTCTTTTTTATCAAAAAAATCATTTAAATCATGCTCTTCTGATAGTTGTTCAAGCATATCTATATCCCACTCTGACAAATCCCCTGTTCTATTGTCTGCTATTGCTAAACCTACTTTTTCTTCTTCAGATAATCCAGTTCTTTTTACAGCAATTATTTCATCACCATTTGATTCAATAATTTTTAAATTTTTAATGCCTGCGGCTTTTGCCCCTGCGATTGTTCCATTTCCTGCAAGTATGCGGTTATTTTCATCAATAACTATTGATCTTGCAGCCCCATATTGCTCAAGGCTTTGTTTAATAAGTTTTGCAGATCTGTCTGTACGCTTACGAGCGTTTTTAGGATCGTTTTGTAAATCGTTAATTGAAGTCATGTTGCCATAGTAGTTCAGTATTAAAAAATAAACAAAATGAGACTCACTAGAGATTAATAGGTGTTCCCACGTTCCCATGTGTTCCCAATAATGCTTAAGACTTACCTAACCCTATATACACCCCTAATATACCTATTATTATATTTATATATAAAACATAGAGAACATAGAGAACATATATATATAAGATAGTGATAGCAGAGGTTTTAGCCGTTCCCAGTAGTGGGAACAGGGGAGAGAACAGGTAAGAACCAGACCCATTTAGGTGTTCCCTCCAATCTTTTTCTTTTACGTTCATAATGTAAGGATTTGAGAATGGATGAGACAGTCATGGTATCAGATTTTGTTTGATTTGATATTGGTTTTTCTATAGCTTCAGTTAACAAAAGTTCTATGGTTATATCCTTGATAGCGTTTGCTGGATCATTTAAGTAATTTACAATTACAGATTGCCAAGGACTATCGACCATATATTTTAGGTTTTCTTTTTCGATTTGATTTTCCTGTTCGTTGGATAGAAAATGCTGTTCTTTGTTTTTAAATAGGTGAACGGCTGCACTCCACAGGCTGTCTCTCTCAAGTTGCAAGGCATCAAGATCAATCGATTTTGTTATGCAGGGAATTATATGAAATCTACGATTGCCTGTATCATCAATAAGCACCCCTGATTCTTTGTTTGTTGAGCCGACAATTATGCCTCTTCTAGGCCATTCTTCTACAGCTTTACCATAAGGAACTCTGAGGAGGTCAGTTGATCTTGATAAAAATGCTTTTATAACACCAGCGTGTTTGCGGCTTGTTACTCCGTCAATTTCGCTCCATTCCATTCCCCAGCTTCTATGAAGGACAAGCAGATCATCTTTGGAAGAAATATCACCGAGTGCATCTGAAAAGAAAGGGCCAAATAGAACTTGCCAAAAAGAAGATTTTTTTATTCCCTGCGGCCCTTGTAATACTGTTGCGGTGTCATGTTTACAGCCAGCCATGAAAGCTCTTCTTACTGCGTTGATAAGAGTAAGTTTCAGCATGGTGTCATATATAGTAGGCTCTGATAGGTTTTGATCCTCTGGCCTGAGATAAGTGGATGCCATTCTTTCAATGCCATACAGTTCTGGTTTTATTTGGTTGTAGCAATGATCAAGATAAAGTTTTACAGGGTCATATTCATTCTCATGGGCTACTTTTAAAAGGCAATCAACAGCCATTTCTTTTGGTACTTTATATCCAAGTTCTGCAAGTGTTAGGTAGAAGAGTTCAATATTTTTAATTACTTTGCCATCCATTTCTATTGAATGAGAAAAAGTGTTAAATCTTATTTCCTGTTTTAAGTGCCGCAAAAAGTTTATGAGTTCTTGAGAAGTAAGCTGCTCAAGTTTTGTAGGAATAATTGTAGATTTTTCCTGTGGTTTTATTGATGTTGGAAAGTTGCGAGGAGGAGGTGTCCATCCATCCTCTGAAGCAAACTTTTGCAGAGTGCCAAGAGATACTCCAGATGATTTAAATGAAGCCCATTTTTTTTCACATTCACCAGATTGATATTTGCTGTTTTTTTGTGATAAAGCCTCCCATTCCTGTAATAATGAATCATCCCCGACTGAATGAGCAGCCATTCCTATTTTTAACCAAGAATCATAATCATCTAAGCGTGATGGATTAATTGATTGAAGTAATGAACGTGCCTTATCTGAATCTGAATTATAAGTTTTTACTGGTGTAATTTTCTTTTTTTTCTGCTCCATCATCTTTTCGATTATGGCTAGAGGAGCTTCAGCAATTTGTTTAATATCTCTGGGTGATCTACCATCCATCCACCGGTAACCATCTGTTATTGGATGTTTACCAGAAACTATTGACTGTGTACCATCCCAACGGAGTTCTATTTGTTCAACAGAGCCATCTTCATCTTTGACTCCTGTTTGAAATTTACGAGTTTTTATTTTTGACCAATATTTTTCTGGCACTTGGTAAATAATTTGAAACCTACCGACACGACCTGATGTAACCATCCATGATGGTGGTAAAGAGGAGAGAGAAAAACCCCATTCACCTAATATTTTTGCTGCTGAAGGGCCGTCATGATCTAAGAAGAGAAGTCCACCAGAGGGAGTACCACAGCAAACACCTATACCTGTGGATTTTTTAGCTGATATTTCTTTAAATAGTTGTGAGCGTGTGAGGGGATTATTCTGCCAATCGTTTTGATATGGTCTTTTATTTTGGACGGCAACATAACCCCATGCCTTTGGCAAGCCAAGTAATTCTTCTTTTATATCCATCGTTATGCAGCTTGCTCCATTTTTTCAGAAACTATAGATCTTAATAAACAAGACCTTGATTCAGACCCTTTATTATCATCAAGCCATTTTATTTGACCCTGTGAAAGTTGAATATTAATTGTTTTTAAAGTTTGCTCTTGTTCCATGTCTAGGGTTGTTTTTGTGTAACTATAGGGTAAGATACCACTAAATCTAGTGCAGTCAATGATTAAATTAAGAGAATACCAAAAAGAGGCAAGCGAAAAACTTACAAAGCTCTGTTTAAATTGTGGGCATGGATATTTAAGTGGTGAATGTAGAACAGGAAAAACACTTGTTGCTTTATCGGTTGTTAAAAATATTGAGGCAGATAAGGTTTTAATAATTACGAAAAAGAAAGCGATAAGCAGTATAAAAAAAGACATAGATTTGATGGATTTAGCAGATAAAGTTGTTGTTACAAATTTTGAGCAGCTAAAGAATTTTAAAGGTACATCATGGAATATTGTCATTGTTGATGAAGCCCATAGTGTTGGAGCATTTCCAAAGCCATCACAAAGACAACAGAATATTTTGAAGTTGAGGTATGGAATAATTATTTTAATGAGTGGAACGCCAAGCCCAGAAAGTTGGAGTCAGTTATATCATCAGTTCGCTTTGACTAATATTTGGAATGAATACTCAAGGTATGGCCGTAATGGTTTTTATAAGTGGGCTGGTGATTATGTGGAAATTAAAGAGAAAAGAGTAGGAACTGGAATTGTTGTAAAAGATTATTCAGATGCCTATGTAAATGTAATTAAGAGGGATATTGAGCCTTTTATGGTCTATATGACACAAAAAGAGGCTGGTTTTAGTCAGGAAATAGAAGAAAATGTCCATTTAGTAAAAATGTCTAAAAGAACCTACAGGCTTGCTTTAAGGATTATTAAAACAGGTGTTATTGGAAAATCAAAAGGAAGAAGTGTTTTAGCTGATACGGGGGTGAAAGTAATGAGCAAATTAAAGCAACTGTTTAATGGTCATGTAATTACAGAAAGACATGGCATAGTAATTTTTGATAAGAGCAAAGTTGAATATATAAGAGATACCTTTAAGGGCAAAACTGCGATTATGTATTGTTATAAAGCAGAGGAAAAAATGCTTAAAAAAGTTTTTGGTGATCGTGTTACTGAAGATCCAGTTGTTTTTAATAGTAATAATGACAAAGTTTTTATCGGTCAGGTAAAGAGTAGCAGAGAGGGAGTCAATTTAAGTAGTGCAGATGATGTTGTTTTTTTGGGGATAGATTATTCAGCGTTAAGCTATTTACAGGGCAGAGAAAGAGCCAGTTATTTGGGTAGGGATCGAAGCAATAAGGTTCATTATATTTTTGCAGAAAAAAGTATAGAGCCAAAAGTTTTTGAGGTAGTACAATCAAAGGAGAACTATACGATCAACCATTATCGTGATCACAGAGCAGCAATATCAGAAGAAGCTAATCGACAGATACGAAAAAGAGGGCTGGACAGTAATCAAATTGATTATGTGCAACAAAGCTGGATTACCTGACTTGGTATGTATGAAACCAGATGAGGTTAAGTTCATTGAGGTTAAAGGGCCGAAGGGCAGATTAAGTGAAGTGCAGAAATATAGAATTGATGAGCTAAAAGAAGCTGGGTTTGATGTACAAGTAATGAAACCTTGTTGACAATTGTTGATGAATATGTTTATAATATAGGTAAATCAACCCCCGATTAAAATGACCAAAGCTATTAAAAGTAAAACACCAAGAAGCTGGAAAGAGGCCGAAGCTCATTCCTCAATAGATGAAATCGTTCCTGAATTTCACGATGAAGCTTGGAAGTATTACATTATGATTAAAAATTATGTAGACAATCCAGTAACAGGTGAAAAAGGAGGTGCATTTTTTGTTGACAGTTTCAGAGAATTACAACAATCAATAGATTGGTAATTTAGTTATCAACCTTACTTAATTAAAAAGGGTTAACAACCCTCTTTTTTTTTGGGAATAAGTAAAAACAATATAAGTTGTTGACAGTTGTTGATACTTAGACTATAATAAAAGGTATAGAGACAACCCCCTCAAATGAACACTTTTTTCGATACTTACTTCAACGAAAAAGACCTTGATAATCAAGTTTATGAAATCGTTGCTCCAAACGGAACAATGAACTTGATTGAAACTGATATGGTTATCGCCAAGATTAAAAGAACACAAGGCGATGAGGCCAAAAAGATTGAAGCTATTATCAGACAGATTGACTGCTTAAACGGTGACATCCATCATTTTTTGAGACATCTTGCTCAAGCAATGGCAATTGATTTTTAAGGAGGCTGAGTAAATGACTTTTAAACCAACCCATACAATTATCAAAACAAATATTGATGTTATGTTCTGTTGTGTAGATTTTACAAGTGACCTTATTGAAGTACAAACAGAAGATGAAAGAACTTGCTGGGTTACACCTGAAGAAATCATTGAAATAAAAAATGCTGATCAATGCAGCGTTCAAGAATTGCAAGAAAGGTTTTTAAAAATCTACAATCGAATCAAATAGCCGTTGACAACTGTTGACCATTAGTTATTATTAATTTACCCCTGAAACCAACCCCATGAAACACGCTTTACTTTATCTTTGCATCTTTGGCATCGGCTATCTCTCAATCTCAGATTCACTTAGAACCTCTACTTCTATAGATTGTTATACGTTTAATATTGAATCTGCTTGCGAGGAGCTTGCAAAGCGATGAAAAGTTATTTGTTTTCTGAAAAAGAAATTGATCTTGTTAAAAGATCAGTTAGTAAATT